AACCGCTGGCTGTGCAAAGGCGGGAGTGTGCTCATAAATGCTCAATCGGGAATCGGGAAGAGCAGTTTGACGATGCAGTTGGCAATTGGCTGGGCGCTCCACGGGATCGGTGCCTTCTCTGATGCTTTGACCTTTGGCCTGATACCAGTCAAACCTCTCAAGAGTCTCATCATCCAAGCTGAGAACGACCAAGGTGACCAAGCTGAAGTCTTGCAATCTGTGTTTTGCAAGTATGGCAGGACTCAGTGTGGAGAGACTGAGAGGGCCCTTCTAAACGAGCGAGTCATCTTCTATAGGGACAACATTCACTCTGGGCCGGACTTCTTGCGCGTCCTAGAGACGCTGGTCCTTAAGCACGCCCCAGACGTTGTCTGGATTGACCCGCTGATGTGTTACCTAGGCGATGACATCAGCGACCAGGCCGTAGTGACAAAGTTCTGCAATGAACTCAACAGGATCTCCTCGAAGACCGGAGTGCTACTTGCGATCATTCACCATCTTCCTAAGCCCAAGGAAACGTCTGCACGAACTGATTCTGACTTGGCTTACAGTGGCTTTGGCTCGTCTGCGCTGACGAACTGGGCCAGAGAGGTCATTACACTTCAGAGAGTCGAGACTGAGGATAACCAGCCTTTGACGTGTAGTCTAACGATGACGAAGAGACGGCTGCGCTCGAACATCAAGTGCTACGAGAAGGGCCTGCCGACCTCGAAGATCTACATCAGACACAGTCCTACGCCAGACAGGCATGGAATGATTTGGCAGCAGTGTTACAAGCCAGAACCAGTAGAAGAGAAACCCAAGAAGAGAAAATGAATACAATAGAGTTTGGAGACTGCCGCGAAACGATGCGGAAATGGAAAGAACAGGGCGTTCAAGCGCAGATGTGTGTCACCAGTCCGCCGTACTTCGGTCTGCGCGATTACGGGCACGATGACCAAATCGGACTTGAGCAAACGCCTGAAGAATACATCGCAGCACTTGTCGAGGTGTTCAGGTGTGTGCGTGACGTGCTGGCAGACGACGGCACGCTGTGGGTGAACATTGGCGACAGCTATGTCGGAGCTATGTCACAGCACAAGGACAGCGGCAGTTTTGGAGAAACTTCATGCATCAGCAAGAAGACACAAGGCGGCATACCTCAGACCGGACGTGTTGAACGCAACAGGCTATTGCGCGAAAACGGCCTCAAGCCAAAAGACCTGATTGGCATCCCTTGGATACTTGCCTTCGCCCTGCGCGCCGATGGGTGGTATTTGCGTCAGGACATTATCTGGCACAAGCCGAACCCGATGCCGGAAAGCGTGCAAGACCGATGCACAAAAGCGCACGAGTATATTTTCCTGCTCTCAAAAACTGAGCGGTATCACTTTGACAGCAAAGCGATGCAGGAAGACACGGCAGTTGGAGCAACTCGCAACCGCCGCAGCGTGTGGAGCGTTCCGACGCGTCCATACAAAGGCGCTCACTTTGCCACATTTCCTCCCGCGCTGATTGAGCCATGTGTACAAGCCGGAAGTAGAGAAGGCGACATAGTGTTGGACCCTTTTATGGGGAGCGGCACTACGGCAGAGGTGGCATTACGGCATGGGCGTCGGTTTCTTGGGTGCGAATTGAATCCTGAATACAAGCAGCTTCAGGATGAAAGAATTGAGTCAGCAAAAACGTTATTTACACAATGAACTACACTAAAATCGGCGCACTACCAACTCACAGGTACATCTGGGTCGATAGCAAGTACACCCATGAAGAGCCCTGTGGCCTCGTAGAAGCCATGTGGGTGGGCCTGACATCTATCCCTGGGCGAGCATGGGGCATCAACGTAATCCTGCGTGACGGGGGCGCACTGTACCGCAATATCCCGCCTCATGCAGTGGCGTTTATTCTTGAACCAGATGATGACTGGAGCATCAGTGATGCGCAGCTTTGGGACTGCTACAGCTACCATTTCTCAATCCTTCAGAACCCGATTATGCGTGGAATGGAGGTGACCGTAAAGGTGGAGGATCTGATCCTGCATGGAGAGTATCTGTTCTCTGTAACACACCTGCACGACGGCTGGTCTGACAGCCCGGATCAAGACAAGGAGTTTATCTTTGTGAAGTTAAACAATGGTAGACTAACTATCCAGCCTACCAACAGAGTGCGCTTCATTGACCACAGTTTCACGAAAAACGAACTGCCAAAGTTGAAATTGCAGGAAACCGTGTACAGTTGCGAATAATGAACACACGCTCTGAGAACCCAAAAGACGAAGGGCCATTTGCTTGGCAGACCCGTGATGCTGCCAAGATTGCCGGCCAACTTGGCCCTAATCACTACGCAGTTTACCACGCACTAACCCACTTCCAGAGTGCCGCAGGGACTGACCAGAAGCGCCGTTTTGCAGCCTCATACGAGCAGTTGGCCGAGCATATAGGGGCATCTAAAAACACCGTTTCTAGGTGCCTTCCTGACCTCGAAAAGGCCGGGTTGATTCGCCTCTTTTCGGGTGCCAACGGAGGGCTCAGAGCAACCCGAAACGCTTTCTGTTTGCTCTCGATTAGCCACCCCTCACAGGGTCATGGCAACCCCTCACAGGTGTGGCACGTGAAACCCTGTGGGGGTGAGCACGTGAAACCCTCACAGGTGTGCAAGAAGAGAACAGAGAACAAATACAAGGCGGGGCCTCAAGCCCCCGCCGTTGTATTAGAGAAGGATGAAAAGCAGCCCACTTGCTCGCCCCTGACGGGCGGCAGTGGTCCGCAAGAGAACCCGGATTGGGTCTATGATTTCTCTCATCTGCCAGAACGTGAGAGGAACTACATGGTGATGATGCGTGCAATAGCTGCCGAGGGCGACGAGGCGATTGCAGAGCAGGTCCGCAAAAAGCGGGAGGCTGAAAGAAATTCCTAAAGTCCAAGCCAACTCAGACCGATACAAACTTTGATGAAAGAAAACTACTACTCTCAATCGCTCATCAGGGACGTAATCATTCCCGAGGAGATTCAAGTGCTTAAGCGCACCATCCGCAGGCTCATTGACCGGGCAAACCAGCTCGAAGGCGAACTCAGGGGCGCTCTGTGCCTGCTGGACCACGTTGACGCCACCAGTGTGAACCTGTACTGGGGCAAGGTCAGTCAGTTCATGGCAGATCGCATGGAGTTGAATCACAACTTCAAGCAGCTTACTAAACTGCCCATAGAGGCCCTTGGCGGCCCCATGGAGGTGCCTGATACCATCGAGTAATATGACCACAGCGGAAGACCTACAAAAACAGCTTGCAGACGCTAAGGCTGAAGCACAGGACCAGCGTGAGGCGTTTGCCATTGCACTCAAAGTTGCAGAGGAACTGCTAGACCTAGGAAGACCAGAGATCAGGAACAGGCAAAATCTACTGGCTTGGGGACAGCTTGACGTGACGGTCAGGCTGCTTAGGAAAGAATTGCATAACCACTAACTTAAATAAATTATGAGCGAAAAAGAAAACACACTTATTGAACTGAACATTCAGATTTCAGAACTGAAAAGCAAACTATCTGACATCAGAGACACAATGACTGCTGATGCAATTTTGATTGCAGAAGGAGATGCTGCAAAGGCTCGTCTCTCCAATTCAAAGCGTGAGTACAAGACGATGGACGGTGAATTGCGTGAACTCATGTGGGAATGGACTCAAATTCATTTTGATGTTGAAAACGAGTAACCACTGAAATGACTGAAGAACAAATCAACGCGGCGATTGCGCGGGCGTGTGGGTGGACTGACATTCATGATAGCGGGCCATGGCACAATCACACCCTGTGGGGTTACCCACCCATAAAGCCGGGGCAGGGCGGCAATGCTTACAAATATTTGCCAAACTACTGCACCAACCTAAACGCAATGCATGAGGCTGAGAAGGTGCTGAGAGACAAAGAACTGCTCTTTGAATATGGAATGCACATATCAAACTCTCATCATTACGAGTATTTACTGAGAGCAACAGCCCGCGAACGTGCAGAGGCTTTCCTGCGCACGCTGAACAAATGGGAGGAGGGGAAATGACACCTATCGAACGCTTAGAAAACCATTACCTAATCGAGGCGCTCAAGATGCACCTCCAAGAAGCCAAGGCCCGAGCACTGCGGGCAGAAGCTAAGGCGGCAGCACTAGAGCAACAGATGAGGCGCGAGGGCTGGACACAAGAGTGTCTCGACGAGGTGCAGCCGAAAATCGAACAGTAACCGTTCAGAAATCAACAAACAAAAAGAAGGCGCCCCGGGAGACTGGGACGCCTTCTTTGCTTTAGGGGGAACAGTTACTTTTTAGCCGCCTTAGCAGCCAGACGCAACTCACGCTTTTCCAAGTGGTAGTTTCTCTTGGCAGCATTGGCACACTCAACTCCACAAGTCTTGGCCCAGCCAGCTCCAGATAGCCTGCCACTAAACGGCTTCTGGCACGCCTTACAGATGTGGATTGGCACCACTTTAGGTCGATAGCTTGTGCTCTTACTCGCTATAACGCACTTCTCAGAACAACAGACGATCTTGTTATTTTGCGGCTGAAAGAATTGTCCACACTGCGTACACTTCTTTTTGGCTGGCCGGCAGCCTACACACGCAGTGTGCTTGCGGTGACCTCGTACAAACTCCTGCCCACACTTGATACAACTGATGTGCCGCCACTCAGCAATAGGCCTACCAGACGGAGTCACTTGCTCCTCAATTGGGTCAGGACGCCTTACGAGCCCAGCCCTGATAGCGTCTTCGATTAACCGGGGGAACTCGTCGAGACTAGGTGGCTCCCCGGGGAGAGTCTCTTCGAGGCCCAAAAACCTAGCTCCCAGACAGCGGGTATGCCGGCTAGGAGGGGACCAATACGAGTTGCCGTTCATCGTGCTCATTAGTTTGCGCAGCTGAGTGCCCAGATGTTGATGATGACAAGGATGACCAGCGCCGTGGACTCGACTAGGCTGTAGCTGCCAACGAGGGCCAAGATGTCGA